GTAAAGGATGGAGTAGTGGTCCTACTGCACTATGGCTTGCTAGTCAGCACGGGTACGAAACAATTTATATTTTAGGTTTCGATTACCGAGGTCTAAAAGAAGGTAAGGCATTTAATAACTTATATGCTGACTCGGCAAACTATAAAAAATCCGAAGACGGTGCAACATTTTTTGGAAATTGGTTACGACAAACAAAGAGTGTTATACAATCACATAAGAAAATTCAGTATGTTCGAGTAATAGCACCAGATAATTATGAGCCCGATGAGCTAAATAAATTTAGCAACTTTAGTACTATCACTGTGGATACCTTTAAAAAAATCCATAGTCTGTAGCCGTTTATAAAAAAATGGTCGTTTTTAGCCTATTTCTGTATACTTTTTCCTATTAAGTGTAAATACAATTGACAGCCTTACCATAGGTACAACACATTTATTAGGAGAAGAAAAATGGCAGATTTAAACAAATTTGAAGAAATGCTTGCAAAACTAGTTAACGAAGACCGTGCTGGTGCTGAAGAACTATTCCACGAGATTGTGGTAGAAAAATCACGCACTATTTACGAATCACTTTTAGAGTCAGATTTAGATGACGAAGAAGTAGACGAAGCAACTGACGAAGAAGTAGATGAGTCAGACGACGAAGAGTTAGACGAAGCTGATGACGAAGAAGTAGATGAGTCAGACGACGAAGAGCTAGACGAAGATTTTAACTTAGACGAATTTGAAGTTGAAGCAGATCCAATGGCAGCTATGATGGGCGGCGACAAAGGCGACGACATGCTAGGTGACCTAGAAGTTGATGCAGATGCAGGCGACGAAATGGGCGACGCAGAAGGCGAAGCTGAAGTTGAAGATCGTGTTGAAGATTTAGAAGACGCACTTGACGAACTTAAAGCAGAATTTGAAAAAATGTTATCAGGTGATGACGAAGAAGAAGGCGAAGAAGAAGGCGACGAAGAAGAAATGCCAGCAATGGACATGGACGCTGAAGAAGAGCCAGAAGAAGAGTCATTTAACTTTGAAGCAACTAAAGAAGAAGATGAAGACGACAAAGTCGAAGAATCAAACAAGTCACAAACTGAAACAATGCGTGAGTATGTAGAAAAAATTAATGCTACAATGGGCGACAACGGTGCAAACACTAAGTCAACTGTAGCCGGTAAAAACGACATGGGCGGCACAACTGCTAACCTAGGCGGCGGCGAAAGCAAAGGCGAAGGCACAAAAGGTGGCTTAGCTGATCCAAGTAGTAAAGAAGATAACGCTGGAAACGTAAATGTTCCTGGCGCTAAAGGTGCTAGTAAATTAGCATCAAAACCTGGTCATGGCGCTGAGAAAAAGGGCAAACCAGAGAATGCTGGCGATAAAGGCAGCATGTTAAACGGCGCTCCAAAAAGAGCAAAGTAATAGGGACGACTGAATGTTAAACTTACGAGAACACCTAAGTTTCGACCAAGCGCAAATTATCGTTGAGTCTGCTAACGAAGGAAAAGACTTGTACATGAAAGGTATCATGATACAAGGCGGAGTACGCAACGCTAACCAGCGTGTGTATCCTGTGAATGAAATTGGCAGGGCTGTCAAAACTCTCAGCGAGCAAATTGAGGGTGGTTACAGTGTACTCGGAGAAGTTGATCATCCAGAAGGACTTAACATCAACCTAGACCGCGTGAGTCATATGATCAGCGAATGCTGGATGGATGGCGCAAACGGTTATGGTAAACTAAAGATACTACCTACGCCGATGGGACAACTAGTTAAAACAATGTTAGAAAACGGAGTTAAACTAGGTGTTTCGTCGCGTGGCAGTGGTAATCTACCAGAAGACGGGTCCGGAGAAGTATCGGACTTTGAAATAATCACAGTGGACGTCGTGGCTCAGCCTAGCGCCCCAGGTGCATACCCTACACCAATCTATGAGCATTTAATGAATGCACGTGGAGGAATGAAGGCGTATGAATTAGCACAGGCAACCAAGCACGACACTAAGGCACAAAAATACTTAAAAGAATCTCTGATTAATATAATCAGCAGACTCCAATAAAAGGAGAAAATGAATATGTTGGACGCACTTAAAACACTTTTTGAAAATGATGTAGTTTCTGAAGAAGTTCGTGCAGACATCGAAGGCGCATGGGAGCAAAAGATTCAGGAAAACAAAATGCAGGCAACTGCTGAGTTACGTGAAGAATTTGCTAAAAAGTACGAGCACGATAAGTCAACTATGGTTGAAGCTATCGACTCTATGATCTCAGAACGCCTTGCAGAAGAAATTGCTGAGTTTGCAGATGATCGCAAACAACTAGCTGAAGCAAAAGCAAAGTATGCAGTAGCAATGCGTGAAAACGCAGATCTAATGTCTACATTTGTTAAGCAGACTCTAGTAAAGGAAGTTTCCGAGTTGCATGAAGATCAAAAAGCAATTGCTGAAAAATTCAGTATGCTTGAGAACTTTATCGTTGATGCACTTGCAAAAGAAATTGCAGAATTCCACGAAGACAAGAAAGACTTGGCTGAAACTAAGGTAAAACTTATTAAAGAAGCTAAAACAAAATTTGCAGAAGTTAAGAAAACTTTTGTTAAAACTAGTGCTGCTAAGGTATCATCAATTGTTGCTAAAACTCTTACTACAGAGATGAAGCAACTTAAAGAAGATATTGAAGAAGCACGTAGAAACGATTTCGGTCGTAAACTATTCGAAGCATTTGCTAACGAATATGCAACTAGCCACTTAAATGAGAAATCAGAATCTGCTAAACTTATGAAAGTTGTTGATACTAAAAATCGTCAACTAGAAGAAGCAAAAACAGAAGTAGCTAAGAAACACGCTTTGGCAGAAAGCAAAGACGCACAGATTCGCAAGATGAAAGCTATTGCAGAACGCCAGAACACTATTAATGATCTAATTGCACCTTTATCTAAAGGTCAAAAGGACATCATGACAGATTTATTTGAATCGGTTCAAACTGCAAGACTTCGGTCTGCGTTTGACAAGTACCTACCTTCCGTAATTGGTGGAAAAGTACCGGCAAAGAAGGCAGTCATTACTGAAGGCAAAGAAATAACAGGCAACCGTGATACAACATCACACACTAACGTTAGTAAACAAAAATCAGCAGACGAAAACAATGTCATTGACATGAAACGTTTAGCTGGCTTAAATTAAGGAGACAATTATGTCAGAACTACTTGAAAGTCGCTGGCAGGACACCAAAACAGCACTTCTAGAAGGCCTACAAGGCACAAAGAAGTCTGTAATGGCAACAACTTTGGAAAATACTCGTCAGTATCTTTCTGAGACTGCCACAGCTGGTGCTACCTCTGCCGGTAATATCGCAACTCTTAACAGAGTTATTCTACCAGTAATCCGCCGCGTAATGCCAACGGTTATTGCAAATGAACTAGTCGGCGTACAGCCAATGACTGGTCCAGTGGGTCAGATCCACACACTACGTGTTCGTTATTCGGACACAGCAGGAACAGGCGCTGCAGGCGCAGTTGCTGGTGAAGAGGCTCTAAGCCCATTCAAAATTGCTGAAGCATATTCAGGCAACGGAACGACTGCTAAAGCAGACGCAACGGCTGCTCTTGAAGGTGCTGCTGGTAACAGACTAAGTATTCAGATCTTAAAGCAGACAGTTGAAGCTAAAACACGTAAGCTATCAGCACGTTGGACTTTTGAATCTGCACAAGATGCTCAGTCACAGCATGGCATCGACGTTGAAGCAGAAATCATGGCAGCTCTTGCACAAGAGATTACTGCTGAGATTGACCAAGAAGTACTTTCTAGTTTAGCAAGTCTTTCTGGTACAACTGATACGTTTGATCAAAGAACTGTTTCAGGTACAGCTACATTCGTCGGTGACGAGCATGCTGCACTAGCAGTTATGATTAACCGCGCAGCTAACCGCATCGCACAGCGTACACGCCGTGGTGCAGGTAACTGGGCAGTTGTTTCACCAACAATGCTAACTGTTTTACAGTCTGCAACAACAAGTGCATTTGCACGTACAACTGAAGGTACATTCGAAGCACCAACTAACACTAAGATGGTTGGTACATTGAATAATGCGATGAAAGTATATGTTAACACATATGCAGCAAACGATAACGTTCTAGTTGGCTACAAAGGCGCAAGCGAGTCAGATGCAGCGGCATTCTATTGCCCATACATCCCGCTTATGTCAAGTGGTGTTGTACTTGATCCAGGTACATTCGAGCCAGTCGTATCATTCATGACACGTTATGGCTACGTTGAGCTAAACAACACTGCATCGTCTTTGGGCAATGCAGCAGACTACTTAGAAACTGTTACTGTAACAAGTGCAGGCCTAAGCTTTAGCTAAATTTAAGTTTATACTTAAACACAAAAAAGGCACTTCGGTGCCTTTTTTATTGACTTTTTTTAATTAAATGGTTGACAGACGTTCTTATCAGTGCTATTATATATACATAGCTAGGAGATATCCTTTGTTATGATAGTGCAAGGAACAAGCAACATCAACGTTGTGAACTTGGCTAACACCTGTAGTGGGACTGTATGAGCGTAGAGATACGAAGATATGGATTTTGGACTTAACGGTTCGATGTTAGGCGCTCCGACTTATAAATGAGTTGATAAGGAGTTGTTGGTAATCATTAATCCCAACCTATCACCCATATTTAAACGAAAAGGTTCACCTAGTGTGGACCTTTTCTCTTTTCGGATAAATACTTGTGTCATAAATCGTGCCGTATATTGCGGACTTATGCAGAAATGACCCACTGCGTAAACCTAGAACGTTTTAAAGGAGATAAACAAATGGGAAGACCACTAAACAAGAAATATTTTGGAGCACCAACAGCCGGCGGCAACGAAATCAAAGTACAGTTCCATAACGGAACTGGATCAGTAAACGGTTATATTGTTAAGCAACTTGGATCAAAGAAATTCCGTTGCACAGATGGCGTAATTGAAAAAGATTGTTTCTTAGTAGACAAAGCAGCTGGCGCTATTGCAGCAGGCGAAATGAGTATTGTAGTTAAAGACGATGGCGGCACAGTACGCCAGGTTATTAAAATTGCAGGACGTAAACTAACAATGGACGATGCCAATACTTTGGGTTGGGCATTTGATGCATTTAACGCAGGCGGTACAGCGGGTATAGCTGAAATGGAAGAAGCTGGTGATGCATCAGAAGTTGCAGCATTAACAATGAACGCATGTACTAAAGCAGATCCAGGTGCAATTACATGTACAGCAAACCATCTACTAGTAACCGGCGACACAGTAAGAATTACTGGCGTAGTTGGCATGGTTGAGCTTAACGACTTAGTATATACAATTACTACGACTAGTGCAACAGCATTTACAATTGGTGTTGATACAAGTGGATTCACTACTTATGGTAGTGCAGGTACAGTAACACAAGAACTAGCTGGTTCAGATCAGTTTGAGTAAAGAGTAAAAATAGTTTGGGGGATTAAATTCCCCCATACTTTTTAACTAGGATTAAAGAATGTCAAAAGTATTAAGAGTAAAAGACGGAAATTATAAGATTATAGTAGACAACCCTGCTGACGGCAGTGGTGGGTTAATTACTCTTGATACTACTGGCGGCTACACTACAAATAGAGGCAAGGTAGTAATTACTGGGGACTTAGAAGTTAAAGGTATTCAGACTACTGTTGAATCAACAGTAACTACTATTACTGACAACATCATTACTTTAAACTCAGGAGCCGGTGACGGAACTGGTATACCGGTTGCACTTGGTAGCCAAGGTGGTATCGAAATTGATAGAGGAAGTCAGCCTACAGCTAGAATAGTCTTTAATGAAACTGTTCCATTTAATACTGGTGGCTCAAGCGGCACTGGTGGATTTATTTTTAAAAACGAAGCTGATCAATTTTTACCAGTAAGTTTTAATACAATATCTGCACAAGGTCCGTTATATATTAGTACACCTAATAGTGCTATCAACGTAGCAGGAACAACTGATTACGAGAAAAATGTATTTACATATACAGGTTCAGCAATAACTAATGCAGCTCCCATTAACGATGATTTTATACCAAATGCAAGAGGCGTTGTTGATTATGTAACTTATTCATTAGCATCAAACTTACAGACAGCAATTGAGCAAAGTGATACTAGGTTAGCAACTCAAGACAAAAGTGTTACTGGCGACGAAAGTGTTATAGTAGCAACAGTAGATGGACTAATAACTGCTAGTTTTTATTCTAATAGAGTTCAAGTTTCAAATATACAGATATTGGATAACGAGATATCAACAGTAATAAGTAATGATGATCTTAGCTTATCAGCACCAGGAACTGGTAGTGTTAAAATAAAAGATATATTAGAGATAACAGAAACTCCGTCAGATGATGATACTTTAGTTGATCCTACTGCTCCGCTAGAAGGCGTAAAAATATATTCTAAAACAGAAGACAAAGGCGGTACTGGTATATATTTTGTAAATAAAAGCAATACCGCAGACGAAATAATAAGTAAAAATAGAGCACTAATTTTTAGTATGCTATTTTAAAAGGAAAAACAAATGGCAATAGTAAATCAAACACTTACTTCAGCGCAGTTAGACATTATAACTGTACCGGCTGAAAAACAATATGCAATTACTAACATTTTAGTATGCAACACATATGACCCTGGTGCAGGGGATGCAGCATCACATGACGCAATTTTTGATTTACACTTAATACCAAGCGGACAAGCATTGAGTAATGTTAGAACTACTGTTGTTAGGCAGTTAACATTACCAGCAGGCGAAACATTTACGTTTGATTCAGAAAGAATTGTATTAGGTGCAGGTGATATTGTTAGTTTTGTTGCAGAGCCAAATCTTGGCGCAGGTACTACTGATCTTGCAGCAACAGTAAGTTATTTGGAAGTTTAATCAATGAGACTATTAAAAGGTCAAAATACCAATTTACGTAACATCTACGGCAAGGGCGTTAAGTATGACGTTAACGATCAAGTAGTTGTTGACAGTACTAATGTAATGCGTATTCCCGTAGGTACAGATGCACAGAGACCTGATAACGCTACTAACGGACATATGCGTTATAATACAACAGACAATGAATTTGAGTTTTATCAAAACAGTGCCTGGCGAAAAGTTAGATACAAAGAACCTAGAGATATTGTACAACAAAATATGGGAAGTGGTGACCAAATTGAAACACTATTTGGTCCGTTAGATAACGGAGACACTGATTATCCTGCCCCACAAACAAGCGGTGGCTCTACAGACTTATTAGTTTTAGTAGAAAATGTGTTTCAAATATACGGCACTAACTACACACTAACACAAAATCCAGGTAATAGATTAGAAGTTTCTAGTATTGTAAGTATAGGAACAACTACAGTTATTGAAGTTTCGGGCGCACACGGGTTAGTTGCAGGCGACGAAGTATATGTAAGTCAAGTAGAAAGTAGTATTGACGATAATTTAGAAAATGTTAATACTGATGATAGTAGTTCTCCAGGCAGTCATAATGTTGTTAGTGCTCCTAGCACAACACGATTAGAACTTGCAGTAGATACATCAGGTGCAAACATAGCAAATTATAGTCCAAATACTGGTTATATTTTAAAGGTAGGCACAGTTACAGGACCTTATGTTCCAGGTTGGTATTTGTCGTTTACATCTCCAGTTGATTTAGAAAAGCCAGTAACAGTACTACACAACTTCAACAAGTAATACTATAAATACTGTGTCGGAGGATTTAATGTGGCACAAGTAGGTAGAATATCAGGACCGTTATTAACTGCTAATTTAGAGCGCAATGGTATTGATTTAGCATTTCGAAATAATTTAGATACAGATCAACTTTTATACTTAAATGTAACTAACGGTTTCATTGGAGTGAATAAAGATGCTCCTGCATATCAAATAGATATTAACGGGGCTATAAATGTCTCTACATTAATATCAAGCACAAGTGCTTCAATTGCAGATCTTAATTTTCAAAACAATAATGAAATTAATAACCTTAATGGTGACATTAATTTAAACGCCGCTGAAGGTATTCAGATATCAAACTTTGAAACTGATAACATTCACATTAGTGATAATACTATTTCTAGTTATCGATCAAATTCAAATATTGATTTAACTCCGTCAACCGATAATATCGGTGATCTATTACATACACTAGATAATCCAAATGCATACGGAACTAGTTTAGAAGATAATTTTGGTAAGGTTGCGATTTCAGGTAACTCGGCTATAGTCGGCGCTCCATTTGAAGATGACGCAGGTGGTGCAGGCGGCACTTTTTCAGGTAAAGCATATATCTACAATGTAACCTCAGGTGCTTTAGTACACACACTAGATAATCCAAATGCATATAATAATAGTGCAAGTGATTGGTTTGGTTACTCAGTTGCTATATCAGGTAACTCGGCTATTGTTGGTGCTATTTTTGAAGATGATGCCGGTGGTGATAATTCGGGTAAAGCATACATATTTAATGTAACCTCAGGTGCTCTAGTACATACATTAGATAATCCAAATGCATATGGTACAAGTGCAGGTGATAGATTTGGTAATGCAGTTGCTATATCAGGTAACTCGGCTATTGTTAGTGCTTATAGAGAACGTGCCCTTAGTGGGTCGTTTAATTCGGGTAAAGTATATATTTTTAATGTAACCTCGGGTGCCTTAGTGCATACATTAGATAATCCAAATGCATATGGTACAAGTTTCAATGATAATTTTGGTTGGAGCGTAGCAATAAGTGGAAACTATGCTATCGTTGGCAGTAGGTCAGAAGATGACGCAGGTGGTGCAGGAGGGCAAAGTTCAGGTAAAGCCTATATCTTTAACGTAACAACTGGCGCTCTATTACACACACTAGATAATCCAAATGCATATAATAATAGTGCAAGTGATAATTTTGGTCAGTCAGTAGGAGTAAGTGGAAACTATACTATTGTTGGTGCTTGGCAAGAAGATGACGCAGGTGGTAGTGATTCGGGTAAAGCATACATATTTAATGTAACCTCAGGTGCTCTAGTACATACATTAGATAATCCAAATGCATATGGTACAAGTGCAGGTGATAAATTTGGTAATGCAGTTGCTATATCAGGTAACACTGCAATAGTTGGCGCTTTCCGTGAGGATGATGCTGGTGGTAGTGAATCAGGCAAAGCATACATATTTAATGTAACCTCGGGTGCCTTAGTGCATACATTAGATAATCCAAATGCATATGGTACAAGTGCAGGTGACCGCTTTAGCCAATTTGCTATATCAGGTAACACTGCAATAGTTGGTTCTCAGTACGAAGGTGATGCTGGTGGTAGTGAATCAGGTAAAGCATATATCTACAACGTAGCAACCAATACTACTGAAGTCTTTTCAAACTTAGAAGTTTTTGGAAATTTAGATGCAACTGGTAATATCA